CGCCCAATTTTCAACTAGAGGTATGTCGTCTGACACATAATCTTCATTAAAGCCGTGTTTCATTAGGACAGATCTTAGACCTAGATCACGTCCGACTTCGGCATTTGCAATCTTATCTTCAACCCAAAGACAGCCAGAATCTTTGTATTCTTCTAGTGCCTTATCTTTATCTGCACCTGTATCTAGGTAGATATACTTTTCAAATACAGTAGGGCCGAATAATTCACACAGATTCTTAGTTCGAAGGTGTTGAGCATACTCATCATTACTCAGAGAGGTAATTGCATGGAATACATAACCTCGTTCTTCATGCATCTTTTTGACGTATTTGATAGCATCTCTGAGGGGTGGGAGTCTTCGAATTGTGGCTGATTCATTGAACATTCGGATTAGGCGCTTTACATCCTTTCTCTTCATGCTATATGAAACAGCCATATCGTAGACTGAATCGAATTCTTTGTGGTATCCGTGTCGCTTCATCCACTGGTCAAAAGCATATTCCCAGTCTAGCAGAACACCATCGCAGTCAACAAGAATAACCTTGTCGGCAATATTGCTCATAACATCTCCAAAAAATCAATTTAACTCTGTAATTATAATACAGAAATGAGCAGTTGTCAACACTTATTGGTCATTAAATTCTTTAAAATTGAAAACTTTCTCGTCTCTGCGTCTTCGACGTTTCATTTTCTTATCGTGATTCTTACGCTTTTCACGACGGCGATCTTCGTGCTGATCACCCCATTCATTGTCGTATCCTTCACGGAAGTTTTTGAACCGCTTAGCCATTTTATTATCCTATCTTGCTCCTGTAAATATCAGGAAAAGCCTCTACCAGAGTCTTTTCGGTTAACCCTTTAATCGGTTTCTGAGATATAACGTGGTTTGCCAAAAGATCTGCATCGTCGTCATTGAGATCTTCCAAAAGACTGATGAATAGTGATTCTCGTTTTACCTGATTCAAATCATCATAGCCACCACCCTTCACAAAAATGCGAAGTCGTCTTGTTTCTTTGTACAGCAAACCCTCTGTACCTTCCTCCATATTATTTTTCTTCCACGGAGGGGGTGAATCAGGGAGCAAAAATTTAACGTTTTCTTTGTCATACGTTAGTCGCAAAATTGAGCGTAGTGGTATACAATCATACGACTGTAGCCATTTGATCTTTTCACTCTTTGTTTTTATCTCCGAAACCTTGTTTAGGATTTCTGAGATTGATAATCGTACAGCCATAATTAAAAGTCCTGTATATCTGTGAGTAGATTCTTCAATTTCTGTTTAATAAAATAATTAAATAATTGTTCTCTACCGACATTTTTATCTTTACGGTATTCATCTATAATTTGATCTTTGTACTCTTGAGGGATTTGACCGAGATCAATCATCAATCGATTGCGCTCATAATTCCTCAATACTTCTTCCGGCATATTATCTGGGTTCGAATAATCAGCCAGTTTTTTCTTAGTCATAGGTCTTTGCCTATCACCGACAACCAAACAGTTATCATTCATCAACACATTCGGAACACCGTCACCGGCATCACCCTTCAGAACGTGTTCACTAAGATATTTATCTGGATTATCATGTCTCACCCACTTTTTCATTACTGGGTTGTATTGGTCGACATTTGCATATCTCTGAAGCTGGATATAGTCTTTGTCACCAGATAGAATAAGAAACTTTTCTGAACCAGTATTGAGTTCGGTACCTTCTTCGTGAATGATGGTACCAATGATATCATCAGCCTCACATCGTTCAATATCAATGACTTTATAGGGAAAGAACTCGTCTAGTTCTGCCTTGATCTTATGAAGACATTCGAAAAGAGCGTTCCAATCTAGGTCGGACTCATCTCGGTTCTTTCTACGATTTGCCTTGTAATAGGGAAAATAATCTCGACGCCAGACATTCTTATTGTCCGCGCAGATAATGATCTCGCCATATTCCTCTGAGAACTTCTTACGATTCATTCGCAAAGAATTAAGAAACATGTGTCGAATGAGATTTTCATCGAGGTCGATGTTGTGGTGATTACCAATACTAGCAAATAGAGAGGCTAGCATCACCTGATTGTAGTCTACAAGAATAGCCATAATTTAATACCATAGTTTAATTTGAATCTCTTATTTTAATCTATTTCGTCATCAATGTCAACCATTTTTTCTGTGATTTCTTCGACGGTAATATTTTCAGTTGCAAATGTTTGAAGTGGATGTTCAATCCCACTTGCCTGTAAATGCAGCGATCGAATAGATTCTAAAATGAGGATCATGGAAGGGTAAAAGGCATCCATATCTTTTTCAAAGTCACATCCTGCTCGACCCAACTCATTGATTACACTTTGCCAAAGAATATCTGCCACTTCGGTAGCATAACTTTCTTTGTATTGTCTGATCTGAGCTTGAACCTCTTCAGCCGATTGGGGTGGAGCATCAAGCTTAATCTTGGGGAATGGAATTACATTTTTATCCGACATTTTTCTCGTATTCAGCAATTACATTTGCTAGTGTTGCATCCCAAATTGTCTTAAAAGAGGCGATGCTGTTACGGGCAAGATTAAACCTATCTGAATAGGTAAATCTCGTGAAGTAATTCTCGTCATTGTTCATGACCTGTACCAATTGCTTTGCTACAGAATAAGCATAGTTCGCATGCTCGTTATTATTTTCTTTGAAATCATAAGTGATTGTTGCATTAGCACAGGTCTCTGCTAGAGCACCATAATTCGGGTGGATACAAATTACCTGACTCTTAATTGCTTCAATCAACGCAATGCAAGAGGTCTCTTTCCAAATATTAGGATATAAGAAGATATGTGCCTTATCAAGTGCCTCCAAGACTGTGGCGTTGTCTACCGCACCGTGATAGGTCATCTGTGGGTGAGATTCGATCTTATCAAATAGTTCCCTGTAGGGTTCGTCACGAGATTCCCAACCGTAAATACCAAATGACGAATATACATCTAGGTGTATGTTGGTGAATTCTTTAGCCAACGCTTCGAATACGGGTACGAGAAGCTCTAGACCTCTATGGGGTGTTGTATGATAAACGAAGCGAATCGTCTCCTGATCTTTCTCACGAGGAGCATATTCCTTTTCTACGGCGTTGTGAATCACCACACAGCGAGAATATGGGATACCATATCGAATGATATATTGGTCTCGTTGCCAAGCAGATACGAAAATCAGTCGGTCAAATTTTTGCCAACCACCGTCGACCAATACACGGTTTTCTGGGTCTTCTGCAAGATCATGGCACCATAAAATATTAGGTACATCATCATACATTTCTCGGGTGCGTGAAAGGTGAATGGCAACCTTACCTAGATAGTCAGGATTGACATTATCGACGAGACGCTGTCTCATCATTTCGGTACCACCGTTAGAATTTTTAGAAAGTTCGGTGTTAATCACTTCACCTTTGTATACAACGCTCATATTTTACTCCACAATTTTAATCGAATTCATATTCTCTACTCGAAAAGACCTCCAGCCATTTGCTTCCAAATCCCAAACAGCCATGACGCTCTCATTCACCGGTGCCGGAGAAAAACCTCCAGTAGTGGTTGCTGTAGTAGTCGTTTCGGGGATTTGATCTGGCTTAAGGGTACATTTCATCAATCGGTTCTCACCATTTACTTTGGTGAAATCAACGATACAAACATTTTCAAGCAGTGTTCCTTTCAAATCATCATAATTCATAATGTTACCTTTTCTCCACGTATGGGGTGATTAATAAGTGCCTTATTCAACCTATCAACCCAGTTAAGTCTGTACTCAATACTAATGAGGCTTTGAAAGAAGTCTCTTATTGTCCCATTATTATGTATACGATAGGTCAAAATTGATGCAGGCATTTCTAGGACGAAATCATCTTCGATTTCAGTTTCATAATTAATGACAATCTCGTTGGTCTCACCGAAGAATTTGCCATTAAAGTATCTACGAGAATCATTCTGAAAACTGCAACCCTGTCTGGTCAGCTGAACAATTGCCATATTTTCTGCACCGACCTTATCGATGATGGGTTGTAGCTCTTCTACAAATCCACCATCACTGATTACATAGTTGCGATTCGTGTCGATCTCTTCTGCTACCATCTTACCGAAATAATCTTTGCCCTTTGTGGGTTTAATTATTTCTTCGGAGGTATGAATCATTGCTGTTCGACGAGAATGATTTTTAAGAGCCAGTTCTCTTACTTCTTTTTTGGTACGGTCATTATAACCGTCCATAAACCAATCTTCTTTCACACCAAAATATTTGATGGTCTCTTTGAAGAGCTGTTTCTTAAAACTTAAATGTTCGAAATCGAATCTATCGCAGAAGAAATTTGCCGCTTCATCTTTACCAGTGCCAGGTGGTCCATTAAAGATTAGTATCATTATCTGTTTTTTCCTCAAAAAAGCCGTATTTAGCTATGTAATAAGCATCAATGATGTCACTGATGGGGTTCCAATTTTTAGTTGATATTATATCAAGTCTAGCTCGAATGTCAACCCCTGTTTCAGCAATAAATGATTCATACATCAATTCTTTACTGGCATTACCTTTACCACTGCCGAATTTCTTGATTACGGTTGGGGCAGGAACCTCAAATGGAATACCACATAACCATAATCGCTGTTTTAGGTAACCACCATTCTCAGCTATATTAAATACACGCCCAACAGCGCCAAATGCATATCCCTCAATATATGCCTTCGATACGTCATTAAAGAACATAACGTCGAGTGACCAGGCTGAGAGTTTTTCGTATCTGTCTTGATCATTGACCCATTCTGGGTAGTCATATCCAACGAATTCGCCACCATCGGTTTGCTTTTTCTTTCTGAAGAAGTGGAATTGACAGTTTTCATATTTCCATTCATCACCATGGTGTACGCATATTGCCGGACTTGTTAGGCTGTAGTCCACACCAGCTATTACCATCATTTTTCTCCATCATTACAATAGAGATATTTATCAATCTGCCCGATAGAAAATATGCGACCCTATTCTTCCAGTAGAAGCAAACCTATGTCTCCAAGATGGATCAACGTAAGTGGCATGATAATGTGTTGCCCCTTCGGTAATCCCCCGATAAATGTTTTTATTCAAAATATGAGAAGCCACTAACTGAGACTGATACCAGGCATCTTCATCAGCAGGATCATCTGATTTACCGTCACAATACCAACTGAATTGGCACCTATTTCGTATCGGCACTTTCCTGCCTCTTTCTTCTAACCACCACTTTGAATAAACAGCTTGATATACTACATCGCAAACCGTGTTCGGGTATCTATTATCATCAACCCTATTCAACACAACATCTGATACAGCATACATTCCAGCCAGATTTTCTGATCGGGCCTCGTGGTAGATATTGAGCGCAAGACAATATTCTTCTTCCGTCAGATTGAGTGAGTTATCGGCGAATGCTAGATACGCCGTCGCTGCTAAAATAAAAGAGATCAAGTATTTCATATCAAATAGGTCTTCGTTTTAGTACAGTAGTTAGTCCTCGCTTTTTCTTTTCATTATTATTGGAGTCTTCTTTAGTTGACGATTCGTCGAACCACCGTTTCATTGGTTCTGACTTCTTCGGTCTGGGTGGTGCTCGGTCCCAATCGATGGGTTCTTCTTTTGCATCCATTCGCATAATTTGTTCTTCATCTACGAGTGGATTCATTTGTTCACGATCTCGTTTAAACATACCTGTCGATACGATAAGAAGCATGATTGCAAGTGGATCAAATACAAAAATGATAAGAATGATAACACCACGTACAGCTTCATCAAAATATGTTCGAGCTTCATCTCCGTAGACTAACTCAGCAATGTATTTTAAAGGACCAACCTCGACTTCGAGAGCCAGTTGCTCTTGCTTGAGCGGCGTGAGACTTTCTTGGAGTCCATCAATGCGAACGTACGCATCATCAATCGTTTGGTTGAGAAGACTCCTCTCTTCCGATTGACTTTGGCGAACTGCAATCGAACCTGAAGGACCACGAATCCTGTCGTATTCGATGAGGGTGGCGACTTGCGAATCCAATTGCGAGAGTACCGTTTCTGCATCAGTAATGATTGATTGCTGCCTTCCAATCTGTCGCTCCAAGTTAGTGATTTGTAATTCATTATTACCTCCAACCTTCACGGATTGCTCAATGTGAGCTTTTGACAAATAACCAAAAATACCCATGCTCGTAATGAACATGAGTACGAAAATAGTAAAGCTAAAATAAGTACGGACGAGATAATTGACACGATCCCATTCGTAATGTAACCAGGCAGCAGATACGAGTTTACCAACCTCTAGAATACCAGCCATGATTACAACCGACAGGAATGCGCCGGAGAAAATTGTTGCAAGGCCTACAATAGAGAAATAAGCTGCAACCGTTGCGATAGAAATCGCTGTTAAGAGTGTTAAGTATTTCAAGACAAGTTCCTCTTGACTTAACGCCTCATTGCGGCATGATCTTTTGCTTCTTGTTCGTCAATGATAGGAACGGCATTCGACTTATGAAGAGTCGAAATGCCTTTCACTAGAGTGCCTGTGTATTTTTGCGGCTCTCTTCGGGGCGTTGGGTTTGTTGTTGATTGAGACGCATTGCTTCTCGACGTCGTGCAGTCTGCCGAAGGGTAGTTTGGTGTATTGCGCGTATACGCCTTGTTCGCTGTCTCATAAGTTTTAAATTCCTTCTTAAGTTTGACTTTCCCGTAGGCATAGTCTATATATTCGTCGAGAGTTTTATACTGGCAGTCATGTAGATGATTCTGACGGCAGGCCTTATTGTAAGAACGCCATTCAGATTCAAGTTGAGCCATTTTGGTCTTTGTGAATTTAGGTTTGGGCTTTTTCGTATTAAGTGACGAATAACCCTTCAGTAAGTGCATTGTCATAACAAATTACCTAAGTGGTGGAGAGGGGTGGATTCGAACCACCGAAGCTTTCGCGTCAGATTTACAGTCTGATGGGTTTAACCACTCCCCAACCTCTCCAAAAAGAACCCCAGCGCAGTGATGCCCCCTCATCCGTCGATGGGCAGGTCAACAGTGATAGGGTTCTAAACTAGAGAAATCCTCTTTTCTAAGATTTCAATTTCTTTATCTTTTCGCTTCTGCCACGCTTCTTGAGTGCGACCATTTTTCTCAAAGAACTTAGACTCTTTGAGACGAGCCAATGCACCTTCACGGCGCGTTCGAATTGCAAATTTACCTCTCATAATTGCTCCTTATTGAGGTGAGTGACACGGGATCCATATTCCATTTTGGGGGGTTACAGGCAGGTTCACCTCCGTGTCACTCGTCCCCCTATTCAAAAAAGAATTATAATACAAATGAATGAAAATGTCAAGAAAAATATTCGTTATTTTTCTTAAGGTTCCATCTTTCAAGGATGGGGCCATTTTCGTCCTCGTCCGTGATAATGTAGGCCACGGTCTTTTTGACATTGGCATAACGGTATCCTCGCATGCCGCAAACACCCTCACCACCTACCCAAACAAGATGAGGATAATATTCACGGTTTCCGTCAAACTCCTCACAATTGTTTTCAGAATACTCGAAGTAGTTTCCAGTATCCTTTTCTACAAAGCACCCGATAGGATCCTTAGTGTAGGTGTGGTATGCCATATTATTTCATCTCCTTAAGACGAGCCATGATGACGTCGACGTTACAAGCATCGCAACATTCACCTTCTTCAGCTAGGGGGTAAGGGTTGTTACCCCACCCTTCGATCTCTTTGTCACACAAAACACACAACTCAGAATTTTCCATAAAAGTGCCTCCATCTCAATTACAAGGTAATTATCTCATGGCTAACGCTATGTGTCAACACTTTTCTTAGAATATTTTGGAATAATATCAAATAATTTCGGGTTGGTATGGTAATAAGAAGTCTCTAATCGTTTCGTCTTCAAAGATTAGGTCTGGTAGTTGGTCGTGCGGATATGATTTAAGGAAATGGTTGGGCTCACCACTAGGAGCAGGTTTACCAACGGCAGGCTCTGAATTCTCTAGCCAATCTTGGTATGACTTATCTCCGTAAGTCCTGCCGTTCCACTCACCGTGGGCATGACAAAAAGATCTTGCCTTCAATCTCCTGGTTTTTCCATCACCCATCCAAGAAAAGTGCCATCCCATATCGGGTATAGGCTTTCCGTGTGAATGGGGTGCCTGGGATACCATCCCAGAATGTCCTGCTCGAATTTTAGTAAAACCAAATGTGGCTACTTTTCTTTTCGTTGCAAGGTAAGCCGAAGATGCCCATGGGTACCAATCTCCCTTTTCACCTCGGCTAACATCCCATACTCTTAGATCTGCCCGTCCCTGTAAATATACTAGAGGTACCTTTATAAGAACATTGGGTGCACTAGAATCTAAGCGTTTTGTAGTCTCTGCTACCCACCTTATGTGTATCGGGTTTATTATTTCATCAGCATCACTGTTAATGAACACAGTATCGTCATCAAACATATACAATGCCTGCATGAGAGCGTCTCTGTGTGTTCTTTCACGGATTACAGCTAAAAGAGTTTTTTCATCTTCTGCGTTTCCACCAGAATTGTGGAAATCCATCGGTACTGGCTTAAGCCATTTGGAATCATTAATGTGCAATGGTATGTAAATGATCTTATCCATAGGTAGATCAAATTCTTCAGCACACTCTAGGAATTGAAATGGTACAGGTTGACCGCTATGGGTCTTATTTGCCTCTACGATAACAAATTTATCGACGATATCTTTATACAGATTAATTCTTAGTTTTAAGAGTTCTTTATTGTAAGGAGCAAAGAACGGAAAGGTATCCACGATCTGCATGTTATGTTTTTAATTCCTTTCTTTATCGATAGGATTATCATAGTAATCTGTAAGGCCTTTGCGCTGTCGTTGTTTCTTTTCTTCTATCATCAAACAAGATTCATAGCAAACACGTAGACCTATTGCAAAAACAACCACTGTTATAATTAATTCTAATACTATCATAATAAAAAATCCCCGTGATAAAACATATTATATTCTATCACAGGGTGAGAGGCTTGTCAACTATTTTTTTCTCTTTTCCATTAGTAACATAGCCTTGTCGTAATCTGCCTGATCAACAATACCCTCCCGAAGGAGCTTATCACGATTGACCAAATGTTTGGCTTGAATTTCTTCTTTACTTCCCCCAAAGTAAGCAACACAGTGACCTTCTTCAATCATCACATCTGTTACAGGCCTCCAAGCATCATTTTTGGCATCATACACATCAAAGTCACCAAGGATTCGACCGAATTTACCTTTCATGTCTTCCCCATCTTTGGCAACTTGAGTTTTCAATACACAAGTCTTGCCGAGCAAAGCCTTAAGTCTATTCTTGGCTGCAATACCAAATAATTTTTCGACCTTATCACTTGTCCGTGATTCGGGCGTGTCGATACCCATGATTCGAACCCTTTCGTCAGATAAGACGATACCGAATCCCAATTCAATGTCTACATCAACTGTATCACCATCAACAACACGATTAATCTTTGCTCTGTACTCGTACATTATTTTCCTTGTCCCCTGTATTTCTTTTTAGTTGAATTTTTTTTATTACAACGAGATCGCGGAGAATTACCAATCGAGGTCTTTTTCTTGACTCGACTTTGCTCAATCATTTTACTGATAATAGATTTCCCTGCCATATTATTTATTCCTCTGGAAAGCCTTCTTGTACAAATACCCCAATCGTACCGATTTGACCATCAGTAAGATTCATGGCTTGTGGCCACATCATTTGAGATTGGGGGCCTACTATCTCACCGTTCTTATAGAGTGTGAGCTTGTTGATTATTTCATCAGCGGATTTATCGTAGAGTGTCGGACCAATTCCACCCTGTCCACGATCACCGTGACATGCAGAACATGCAACCCATGGTTGCCGAATATCATAGAATCTATCTGCGCTAGCCGGAAACGCAAAGAGAACGGATGCTAAAACAATTAAATATTTCATAGGGGATAACCTCATTTTGTGTCATAATAAATGCATGTATATGTATGACGACCTTCGGTCTCACTACATACCATGCAGCGCTTCTTTGGATCTTTGTAATCAAACTGTTTATGGTGTTTTTCTTCCCATACAGTTCGATCAGTTAATTTCTTTTCATCTTTAGTCACTTAAATACTGCACGATCTTTTTGGCCAAATGTGCAAACCAAATCTCATCGTGCCCTCTAGTTGTCTCTGCGGCAGTGCCGATTCTTATACCAGATGTTTCCATGAATGGTCGTGGATCATTTGGTACACCGTTCTTATTTACAGTAATTCCTCTGCTCTCGAGCTTATCTGCTGCCTCTCTACCAGAATATTTACTCTTACTCAAATCAAGCAATAGTATATGACTATCGGTGCCATCAGTTAAAAGGTTAAATCCCCCATCTCTGAATACACCAGCCATTGCCTGGGCATTCTTAATAACTTGGGCTCCGTATTTTTCGAAGTCAAGGGTGGACGCCTCTACAAATGCTTGTGCTTTTGCAGCAATGATATTCATCAAAGGACCACCTTGTGTGCCAGGGAATACAGCACTATTGATTTTCTTTGTATAATTCGAATCATTCCACAGGATGATTCCACCACGAGGTCCCCGCAGCGTTTTGTGTGTTGTCGAGGTCACAACATCAGCCCATTCAATTGGATTGTCGTAAACACCCGCTGCAATCAGACCAGAATAATGTGCCATATCTACCATCAATAGAGCACCTACTTGATCAGCAATGAATCTAAATGTCTCCCAATCAATCTGACGAGGATAAGCAGAAGCACCGGCAATAATTAATCTTGGCCTATAGTTATATGCCAATTTCATGACTTCATCGTAATCAATATATCCGTTATGATCGACACCATACGTTACAGCATCATAAATCTTACCAGACATATTGACCGGTGCACCATGGGAAAGGTGTCCACCAGACGCAAGGTCCATTCCTAGAATTCTGTCACCAGGTCTCAGAAATGCTTGAAAGACAGCTGCATTTGCATTTGCACCAGAGTGAGGTTGAACATTGGCGTATTGACACCCATAAAGAGATTTGAGCTGTTCAATTGCGAAGGTCTCAATCTCATCCATATGATCACAGCCATTATAATAGCGACGACCAGGATATCCTTCTGCATATTTGTTTGTAAAGACAGAACCACACAATGCCATTACTTCGTCACTTGCAAAATTCTCGCTTGCAATCAATTCTACTGTTGTCTGTTGGCGTTTCAGTTCTCTTTGCCAGATGCGGTCAATTTCAGGGTGCAACAAAATATTTTCTCCTATTAGATTTTTTCGCCTGCTTCGAAGCCTCTAAATGTCTTGAATCTTGGAAACCGCAAAGAATACCCACCGTCTTGGTTTTGAGTAATCGCATCACCTCTGACCTCTACCATATGACCAATAATAGAATCACGATTCTCCCAAAAATCATCCCTTTCGGCATCACTGAATCCACTGCCCACATTCACGCAGACCTGTCTACCGTCATCGATACCTTCACAGACGAGAGCACCAAGTCTCCCTTCATTTCTGCCAGTACCTTCCTCAACTTCTTTAATTTCTAATGTGACCTCGATGAATGGCTTTGCCTTCAACCAAGCACGACCACGACTACATTCATAGGGTGCGTCAATATCTTTAATCATAACACCTTCATAGCCACCTTCTACTGCTGCTTTATTCAGAGCAACAAATCGATCTTGACCTTCGGTGGTATCTAAGTCCACAACTTCGTAGTCTAATGCTTCTACGTGTTTCAATACATCTTTATTTTCATTTACCAATTTTTGTACGATGTCACTACGGAACGATTGGGGTTTATCCCAACCACCGGCCTGAAAATCTTCTAATGGTAGAATATCAAAAAGATGCAACACAGCATCGTCACTTTCTACGTTTTCTTTACGGTGTACCTGTTTCATTAAGTCTTGAAAATTTGCACTCATCACCTCGCCGTCCAAAACAAGAGGGTGGGGTGGTGGTTCATGTTTCCAAGCCTCACGAAGTTCATCACAAATGTGTTCAAAATTGTGAAATTGCTTACCATTACGGCTAAACATTTCGATCTTATCATCCTGAACAATTGTTATAACACGAACACCGTCAAGTTTGACTTCTATCTGCTTGACTCCAACCATTCGCTTTTCGTTCTTTGCACTATCACTTGCAAGCGCGCAGGTAAATCTTGGAACGGTTCCAGGTGCAACTTTATTTACAGTCTTTTCGCTTGCACCACATCGTAGATCCTTAATCAGAATTCGACGATACCAATCATTCCATTGTTCTTGTGTACTCTGTGCCATTGCAACAAGAATTGCATCTCGAGCCGCATGTCCGGTGAGAGACCTATCACTCAAAGAATTAGCCAAAGATAAGAAATCTTCCCAATCGAGGCCTTGACCCGTAGGGTCTTTCTTTATCGGTACTTGCTTTACACCGAATGTAACCAAAGGATCTAGTGCCATTCTCAGGCCATCAAAAAACTCTGGATGACCTTCTTCATAAGCGGTACGAATAATATCCTCTTTATATAGACGGCTGTTGTCTAATTCCAATTGACGAATGATGTGATCAGGTTGCATCAGCAAAACCAAACTCCTTCATAATATAATGACTTTGAACTTCTTTAAAAAAATCACGGTAATCACCGATATATTTATCGTCCCACCAGATGTGTGGGATCTTTTGCATATCGACGTTTTCTGAACGAAGAAGACGATAGTTTTTCGAATATGTGATATCACGATATTCGTATTTTAAACCATACTTCTTAGCAAGGGCAACAGAGTCGTGGCAGAAACCACATTGAGGTGTACCATAAATTACTATCATGGCTTCTTAGTTGAATCTTCCCATTCTCGTGCAAATTTGATTTTCTGCTCTTCCGACCATTCGACCAAATAATTATTATCTTCATCAAATGTCTCTAGCATCTGAGGCTCATCAATAATTGCTACATCGATGATAGTTTCACCTAACCATTTTTGAGAGAACTCTTTGACCTCTTCGCAGGTTACAGAATCTTCCATCCACTGTTTTGCCAGTGTTTCATCAAGTTCTTTTTCTTCGTTCATGGCCTGTAAGGCCTCTGCGGGAATGAGATAGCGCTGTCTGAAAGAAGATACACAGGTTGCCAGTACGTATTTACCTTCAAGCTCTTTTTTCATAATATAGCTCCATGGTTAAAAAATCATTATATCAGATAAAAAGTGTGTTGTCAACACAAATTTATAAAAACATTAATCCTATACAGAAACCAATGTTTAAGCCTATAGAACACACCAGTACGAAATCTTTGGTAAAACTGGGTGGTTCAAACGTTATTATTTCCGGTTCTACTATTCTGTAGTCGCGTTTCCTTTTCATTTGATTTAATAAGCACTCGTGTTCGTGGATCTGATCCAAAGTCTCGAGCATAGACGGTTTTACCTTTATCTGGGCTCTCGTAAATCTTTGGTACGTTGTTGCCTTTCATATCAAACTCCTCATCAAGTGTTTTTTGCATTATCAAGAATTTTACCCCATATGTATTCGGCCTCTGGAAATTCGACCATCTCATCGACTTGCATATCAATATAGTCTAATTCGTCCAATGCAGCTGTCGTGACTTCGAGTTTCCACATATCATGGATTGCTCTTACAAATGCAGCATTATTGAATGCCTGAGGCCCGAACTCTTTGAGAAAGTCCTCAAGCCGACTATATTCTTGTCTATCCTTTTTCTGGGGCATTTTTTATTTCTCCTTTCAACCAACCGATACGCTTACCGAGGTGTACTCGTCTGTCATATTCTTCTATAGAGCCTGGGTATCTCCAAGCCCAAACTAGCCAGAAGAGCATGAATAAACCAATGCTAACGGTAGCAATGGGTTTCAATTGGAGATAGAGAATCCAAACAAAACTAATCGTACAACATACAAGCATAACATACTTTGCTTTTGTTGGATAGACCCTCTTATTCGTCCAATTCTGCACATATGGTCCAAAGGTTGGGTGTTCCCACACCCACTTTTCTAATCTAGGTGAACTCTTACTGAAACACCACAATGCTAGAAGAAGGAATGATGTTGTAGGAATGCCAGGTACAATTGCTCCGATGTAAGCCATACCTACTGATGCCAATCCCCCTGCTCTCCACAAATTTCTACGAATGTTCATCAAATACTTTCCTCAATGCTGTTACCAAATCATGCATCATACCGTCATCATGTAATGGTGTTGGTGTTATTCTTAATCGTTCTGTACCCACATCTACCGTGGGATAATTAATTGGTTGAATGTATAAACTATATTTATCTAGTAGTTCATCGCTTATGACCTTACATTTTTTAGCATCACCGACCATGACTGGTACAATGTGAGTACAGGCTGCATCATGTACCATGAGACCAGCGTCAAGTATCATCTGCTTGAGTGTGGTTGCTCGCTCTTGATGTTTCTCCCTTAACTCATTATGATCTTTTAAGTAGCGTATTGATGCGATGGCTCCTGCACACACGACAGGTGATGTTGATGTGGTGAAGATGAAGCCGGATGCGATTGATCGAATTGCATCAAGAACAATACTATCACCAGCAATGTAACCACCGTGACAACCAAACGCTTTTCCAAGTGTTCCATTGATTATATCTACCCTCTTTTCTCCTATTTTCTCACAGTATCCTGCCCCGGTATTACCGTACAGTCCTACTGCGTGTACCTCATCGATATATGTAATTGCACCATATTTTTCTGCAAGATCACATATTTCTTTAATTGGGGCTACATCCCCGTCCATACTATAAACACTTTCAAATACAATACAAGGTGTTTGGCCATCCAGTTGAGATGTTTGTAGTGCCAATTCTAGTTCTGCCATATCATTGTGTTGCCAAATCTGCTTCGAAGCACCACTGTGTCGAATGCCTTGAATCATACTAGCATGATTCTTCGAATCACTGAGATATATCAAATTTGGTATGATTTGGGCTAGAGCTACCAGAGACCATTCATTTGCAACATATGCAGAAGTGAATAGAACAGCGCTCTCTTTCTGGTGTAAAAGCGCCAGCTCTTTCTCTAGTGTTACGTGGAAATGAGATGTGCCACCAATGTTTCGTGTACCACCCGATCCAGCACCTGTCTTATCAAGGGCTGTGTGCATCGCATCAATTACAAATTGATTTTGACCCATATTGAGGTAATCATTCGAACACCAATTTACTATATTCTTAGGTGCGTATTTTCCGTACCATGTGGCTCTTGGAAATTCACCTCGTGTTCTTACGATGTCGTTGAAAATTCTATATTTACCTTGATCCTTTAGATCGGTAATTACCTTCTCAAACGCCGTCTTGTTTATCATCAACCTTGTCCCAAATATTATCGGCTGTGAACCGATATGCTCCAATACATTTGTATCGAGTCCAGTTGTCAATTAAACTCAAAAGATACTCGTTTTCTGTCTCATACAAATAATATATATGGCCAACCTTTGGTACAAAATTATACCGAGCACGATAAACCATCTCAGTTTGTTGGGCCAACTCTACCAACTCTTCGTATTCACGATTTAGTTGATTCAGTCTCTCTTCGAAATATTTACTAGCATTTAGACCACGTTCACTTCGAAAGAGGTCAGTGTCCGGTAATTGAATGGCCGGAGCACTGACATTCGACCCATAAGGTAAAAGACCTGGAGCACTAGGCAGCGTATGCTTCATCCCAGCTACCCGACAGACCTGCCACTTCATATTCAGTTACACGATTCTCAAAGAAGTTGGTATGGTCTGCTCCATTCAGAACCCATTCCAACCAGGGAAGTGGATTGTCTTTGACTCGGAAATTTGGTTTCATACCAAGTTGAATCAAACGACGGTCGGTAATATATCGAATATACTGCTTGACTTCTGATTTCTCGAGCCCCTCAATCTCACCCATCTTATATGCAAGATCGATGAACTTGTCTTCAAGCTTTACGATCTGACGAGACATTTCATAAATCTCTGCCTTGAATTCATCGTCTACAATACGAGGATGTTCTTGGCAGAACACCTTAAACAGTTTGGAATTGCCTTCTACATGCATGCTCTCATCACGAATCGACCATTCTACAACCTTACCCATGCCTTTCATCTTACCGAACCGTTGGAAATTCAACAGCATCACGAAAGATGCAAAGAGGGCAACACCTTCATTGAATACAGATTTGGCAAGTGCCTGACCGAGTCCTCTCATTGTATTTACGTCCGACTCCATCATGTATTCAATCTTGTCGGCCATCTCTTTGTATTCAAGGAATGCGTGATATTCTTCAGCAGACAGACCAAGGGTCTCATTCAGTAGAGCATATGCACGTTGGTGAATACCTTCTCGTGCAGCAAAGGAAGATAGCATGTTACGGACTTCGTTGTTCTTAAACTTAGGAATGAACTGATCAAAATAATTCTGTCCTACAGCAACATCTGACTGAGTAAACAGTCTCAGGATATTCGTGATATATTCTTTTTCTACCGGAGTAATCTTGCCACCTTTCCAATCGGACACATCTTCAGATAGATCGAGCTCATCTTCAATCCAGTGTGCCTTCTCATGTCTAGTTGTGATATCGATTGCCCATGGATAATGAAAAGGCTTATAAGTTTCAGAGAATTCGAGTAGACCACCAGAAGACTTTTTAATCAAGGTATCTGCGATTGCCATTAGATCATTATAGGTACCAATGTGCTTATCATCGATAAAGATTTGAGGTACGGATCTTACGTTTGGATACTTTTGGTAAAACGACATGCGTTGCTCTTCATCATCGAGTTTGATCTCGGTAAATGTATAATCATGCTGCCGGAACCATGCCTTTGCTTTTTCACAAAAAGGGCAGAAAGACTTAGAGTAAATTACTACTTGCATTGGGGGATTTCCTCTTTATTGAGATAATTTAAAATTTGTTTGCGAATGGTGCTTTTCGTCCTGCTGGACTCTATACACCATGTCGTATAGTCTTGCATCGGGTTTCAGGTCATAATAATCAATTGCAAGTTTCGGTGCGGGTGTATTATCTATCTCGCCATGAGATATCATTTTCAAATAGCTCTCATAACTACGTACTGCTTCTTCTTCGAAATAATGTACCATGAGATGTGCCGTCTTAGGGAAGAAGATATAAAACACAAGATAATAATGCCAGAATATAAACTGAGCAACGAGAATCAATGCTCTTTCAAACCAATTCGGCTGTGCGATCTCAATGAAGAACATGAGATGCATTCTTTCGTTCTCGGCCTCTGCCAAGAGTTCTCGTATTTGTGGACCATATCCAGTCTTTAATTTTCTAAGACTGCGCAGATGAATCCACATGCCGGCAACCATACCAGGTACTCCGGCAATTGTTTCTAATACTACTGCTCTGTGACCATACCTCTTTGCGAAGAATGTATCAGCAAAGAATCGAAACATCTTTGTCTGACCATAGGCAAAGAAATGGCTTATCCTTGACATGCAACGCACTCGTCTTGATTCTCTTCTTTACCGTTGGTAAAATTGACGGGTGCAACCAAAGAATCAAGTTTCTCTCTTTCCACCTTGGCAGATACGTTCTCAGCCTTATTAGATGTTTCGGTGCGAAGATAGTAGAGACCCTTACAACCCTGTTTCCAAGCCTCGAAATGAACCTTGTGTAGATATGATTTAGGAGCACCAGCTGGAAAGAAAACATTCAGAGATTGACCTTGACACAGATGAGTCTGACGATCACCAGCAAGTTTAACCAACCACAACTGGTCGAGTTCAATTGCTGTCTTAAATACTTCTTTTACATGGTCAGAAAGAAAATCAAGATGTTGGACCGAACCACCAGATGTAATGATCGAAGACCAAATTTCATCTGTGTTCTTACCGAGACGTTCTAGTTCTTTCTCTAGGTAGGGGTTCTTATTCAGGTGAGATCCAACACGAGTACGAGAGGTGAACGCATTTGCTTTCCAAGGTTCGATGCTGGGAGATGTATCTACGATCATAGAAGAATTAGCATTGGGTGCAATTGCTAGCATGTGAGCATTCCGGCGACCAGTACCTTTCATATCTGGTGCTTCACCCTTCTTCTTACCCATATCCAGCGTGGCCTTAACGGCTCTTTCCTTTATCAAAGAGAAAATTTCTTCATTCTTTTCTATTGCTGCATCACTGCCAAAAGGAATCATGTGTTTTTGGAAATAAGAGTGCAGGCCCATTGCTCCAAGACCGAGAGATCTTTCACGTTCTGCACTATATCGAGCACGAGAAATTTCGTCTCCAGCATGATCGATAAAGAACTGTAATACATTATCGAGGTAGATAATTAGATCTTCAATCATGGTGGTATCTTTCCAGTCATCGTATTTTTCTACATTCACGGATGACAGACAGCATACAGCAGTACGTTCTTCGTTGGTGACAAGATGAATTTCATTACACAAATTCGAACCACGAATTTTCAGGCCCATATCTTGTTGTGTTTGAGGAAGAGCACGATTTGCTGTATCAATGAAATTCAGATAAGGTTCACCTGTTCGATATCGAGTCTCCAATAGATGTTCCCACAATTTACGAGCCTTCATGGTATCTCTTACTGTACCGTCATCTGGATCAATTAGATCCCAATCCGCACCAGACTGAACTGCCTCCATAAACTTATCGGTGATATTTACGGCGTGATGTAGGTTCAAATTTTTACGATTTACATCTCCAGTAGGAATCCGCATATTCACGAACTCGATGATATCTGGATGATCACAGTCAATATACGCCGCATAAGAGCCCTTTCTTGTGCGTCCCTGGCGGTACGCTACCATATCCGCATCAACGGTATGTAAGAACGGCATCGGACCAGGAGCCTTTTTGGATACTGCTCTTACGTCAGACCAGTGGCCACCAACACCCCCACCTTTAACCGACAACCATCTCAGCTCTGCACTATGGTCGATCAACCCTTCTAGGGAATCGGGAACATATGTCAAGAAACACGAGATAGGTAATGCCTTTACTGGTTCACCCTTAACAGGTGCATTAGAAAGGACTGGAGAGGCAAACATGAACCAACCCTTAGAAACATAATCATAGATTCGTTGCGCTAACTTCAAATCACCATAAGAATATGCCACTGCAGCCCTTGCAAATGCTTGCTGGGGACTCTTCTCATCTTCACGACAATAATAATCCTTTAACAGTTTCGATGATTGCTCTGACAGTAACTTGTTTCTCTTGTTATCGATTTGGATTCCAAGGTGATCCATGATTGCTCCTTATTCGGTTACGTAATCTTTCGCAAGAGGAAAGATATGGTGAATTGCCGCGGCACAAGCACGCGCAAGTTCCATGTGTTCTTTTTGAGTACCATTTGCACTTCGGAGTTCAATATAGTGAATCCAAGAGCGAATGGTTCCATTGACATAAAGACGAGAGACAGTCAGTCCTTCAGGTAATACTGCCCGGGCTTGTTCTTTAGCGATACCATTATCGATAGCCCATTTATATAGTTCTTTAACCTTGTGAATGAGTTCCATCTGTCTCATGTTCCATTTTTCATACAGTCGAGGATCATTAGTAGCAATAGAATTCTGTCGATTCTTGGGGTCTTGTAATCTTGCCTCTCTAGTTACAAATTCCAAATCTTCAGTGGGGTCTGCATAACGTTGACTGAATTCTTGGAAACTAAAACTACGATGCCTTATTAGCTGTCTTGCAATATCTCTTGTAGTTTCTACCTCGAGACACGCACTAGCCATTTCAAATGGCGACCAGTGTTTGTGTTTTGCAAGATACTTTAAAAGCTTTTCACTTGTTTCAGTATTGTATTGATTTGCAGGGTTACTGACTCGAGCACAGAAAGCAATCAAGTCTTGTATATCGGATATCCCTTCAGAATCCATTAATCTAGTTGGTTGACTGTAACTAATCAACTTCACATTCATTATCTAAGTCCTTTTCCATTGTTGTAGTTTGAGTTTTGCCTCAAGGCCAGAGTATATATTCGACCTAATAATACTTCCAACATCCGTGCATCCATTGAGTATCATTTCATTAATATCCTTGCCTGGTACATCATGTGGCCAAATACAAATTTTATATCCCTGTTCAATGACCTTTTCCATGCGTTTGTGGATTTCTTTATTACGAGGTTCTGCATCGAATACAAATACGGCTTTCTCTTTCGCATTTTTTAGAGCTGAAGTGTTTCCGTCCGCTCCGGCCATAGCCACGGCGTTACGTAAGAAAAAGCTATCGATAGCACCTTCAACCACGTAGTACTGTCTACTAAAATCAACTGTGTCTAGGCCAAAGATCTTAGGTCGTTCATCAAACATAATTGTAAGATATCGGACCCCATTGGGATCAAAGCCTCGGGCAGATACACCGAAGACATTTTTGTCTTCATCGAAAAATGGTATCACCAATCGTGGTTCGTCTCTATCTACGTTTTCGAATTTATTTGGGATGATTGAGTTAATCCATCCTTTGAACTTGTTTACGTAATAGAGTCTGTAGTGCTGATTCGGAGGAATCTGCCTCTGGTTTATATATCTTTTGACTGGATGATTCCATTGGAGTTGACTGATTTTTTTGATGGTTTTTAGTGGATTATTTTTCTTGTTGAATTTTGGCTTTGCAGTCTTGAATTTATCATCTGGAGTAGTCGAGATTGAGTTGTTAGCTTTCTTGATGAACTTCTCAGCCACATAATCGTTATACATCATAGGGTCTTGGCCCTTAAGGAAGAACGAGAATGATTGACTTGCACCACAATTGTGGCAGTAATAAAGAAGGCTGTTATCTTTCTCTAGAAGCCAACCTCGGGCCTTAGACCGAGATTTTTGAGAGTCGCCGCAGATAGGGCAACGGAAATTGATCTTATAGGGATTGGTAGATCGAATCTTAAAGTTTTCCAACCGACCCGACAATAGTTGGGCGTATTGGATATCAACGAAATCAAGCATAATAAAGGGCCTAATAGGGTTTAGTCTATAAGGTTATTTTATCATGTTTGTTGGGGAATGTCAACCTATAATTGAAACAAAATGTTCAAGACCCAAAAATGCAACGGCACCACCCAAACCCATGAGGTAATACTTCCAATGCTCAAGTGATCGGAGCCGAGAACCGTGATCATCTAGTTTAGAAGAGAGCTCTATGGATAGTGCCTCTACCTTTTCTAAGATAGCTTCATCGTGCTTGAGTCTTTGCTTTGCATTATGTTCTGCAAGCTGTTTGTGGTCTCTACGAGAGGATTCTCTATACTCTTCTAGCTTCTTAGACATTTCTACGACACGGGCTTCATCTTCTTTACGATGTGTCTCAATTCTTTCTTCGAGGTCGTCGAGCTTCTCGGTTGCAATCTTAAGGACCTCTTCCTGTACAGCAGTCATTTTGGAAACGTCAATTAGTTTCTCCATGCTGCCTTCTACTTTGGAAAAGAAATTCTCAATTTGCTTGATATCTTTCTTAATAAGGGCAATATCAGTTTTTAAGTCTGATTCAGCCACCTTAAACTCCTCTTAGTTCAGTACCAAAATCATTTTGGTAACCTAGCTATTTATTTTGGAGTAAAACTGAATATTCTTAATTATAATACATTTAAGAGAAAATGTCAACAATTTTTCTAACCGTGTGCACTGGGTCGATTAGCAAAGTATATCATGAATTCTCTGGGAAGTGGGTTACCATATTGCTTGTTTATGATAAGATCGTCATTCCAGATAGACTGTTTGATGTGATGATTTTGAAATCTGACCTTACCTTCATCCCAATAAGGTTTGAAAAACTCATTACGGAACTTCATAAAATCTTCAGCACCAGTATCTGAGTGAGCACGATGAATCTCTAGTGCTATGAAGCTCACATTTTTCTGTATCCACTCAAGATTTTCTTTTGTCAGTATGTCGTATTCTCCACCTTCGCAGTCAATCTTCAGAAAATCGATGTGTTCAATTTCATAATACTCAATGAATTCTTTGAATGTGAGTTTCTGAAAGTCTTCAGCATCTTGGGGTTGGTAAATGTGATTTATGTGTTCTTTATTGTTCATGATAGCAGCATGAACAGGAACGACAGGTGATTGCTTTGCATTGATCACGTAATCGTCGACGTTTTTCATTGCCGTTCGTAACAGTGAACGATTGGGTTCAATCGAATAAACCTTGCTTGCACCAAGATCAAGAGCGTGCGCAGTAAAC